CTGGTTCTGCAATATATCTTAATAGTGGTGGCAGTGGTGCTAACATAAGACCACCTGCGTCAATTAGAAAATACCAATTAAAAGATGTAAAAGGTGTTAGATTTCCAGTATCAACTGATACTGCCAGGTTTACCCCAAATAATTTGCCTTTTGTGGATTTATGGACCCAAGAACCTACTGCAAGTTTAATTTCCATTAATTACAAAATACCTACACATGAGCCTTACGATAGAACTGGGATAGGGTCTAGAATTAATAATGTAAGTAATGCAGCCAATCAACAGGGATTAGTAAATTTATCTTCGTTAACTGGTAATGCCAGTGATCTATCATCTATTAGTGCACAATTGCCTGGAGTTGCAAATGCAATTAGACAACCAATTAATCAAGCTAAAAAGGCTCCAGTGTCCAGTTTTGTTTCACAACCAACGCCAAGTGAAAATATAGGAAATTTAACTAAAGATCAAACACAGGCTTATATGGCACAAATAGGCTATTCAGAAAGTACAGGCAACTATGCAGTAAGCGATAAAAACAATAATGGATATCAAGGAAAATATCAATTAGGTTCAGCTGCTTTACAAGGACTAGAACTGGTCAAACCTGGTACGCCACAAACCCAAGAGGCATTAAATAATCCTAACAACTGGATAGGTGGACCTGGAAAGCCTGCCAATCTACAAGAATTTTTAGATAGCCCACAAATCCAAGAACAAGCAATGCAGAATTATACTGCAAAAAATTATAACAGATTAAAAGACTTAGGTTTAGTTAACGATAATTCTAGCCCAGAAGTTGTGTCAGGATTCTTAGCTGCTGCTCATTTGGGTGGACCAGATGGTGTTAATAAATGGGCTAAAGGTGGCTTAGATGCTAGAGACTCAAATGGCACAACTTTATCCAGTTATTTTCAATTAGGTAGATTTAGTCAAACACAGACTGAAATTATTACTGCTAGTAATGCTACTAGAAATCCAGTATAAATATTAAATTATGGCAACTTATAAAGGTTTTAGCAGTATTAACAAAACTAAAAATTTCAGAATCACTGATTTTGAACTAGTTAAGACCGATATTCAAAATCATTTTAATATTAGAAAAGGCGAGAAGTTGATGAATCCTGAATTTGGCACAATAATTTGGGATATGATTTTTGAACCTTTAACTGAAGATAATAAAACTTTAATTGTACAAGATGTGCAAAATATTATAGCAAATGATCCTAGAGTTGCAGCTACAGATATTGTAGTTACTACTTATGATAGAGGTATACAGATCGAACTATCCCTTTTGTATATAAGTACAGATCAAACTGCTGTCTTAACACTAGATTTTAATAATACAACAAATAGTTTAAATGTTAATTGACCCAATTAACATTGTATATTATTACAAAAATAAATATGTAAAACGGTGATTTAATGGCAATTACAACTAGACAAAACAACCTTTTAGTTAATCAAGATTGGACTAAAATATACGAAAGTTTTCAGAATGCAGACTTTCAAAGCTATGATTTTCAAACATTGCGTAAAGCAATGATTGATTATTTAAAGCTATACTATCCAGAAGATTTTAATGATTTTATAGAAAGCAGTGAGTACATTGCATTAATTGATTTAATTGCCTTTTTAGGACAAAATCTGGCATTTAGAACAGATTTAAATGCTAGAGAAAACTTTATTGATACTGCTGAGCGTAGAGATAGTGTACTAAAATTAGCTAGTTTAGTTAGCTACATCCCAAAAAGAAATATAGCAGCTAGCGGATTAATTAAAGTTGATAGCATACAAACTACAGAGTCATTAACTGATAGTAATGGCATAAACCTTAATAACATTATTATTAATTGGAATGATACTACAAATCCAAATTGGTATGAACAATTTGTAACTATATTGAATGCATCCTTGCCCACCAATCAACAGGTAGGAAAACCTGCTAATAGTGCAGATTTGTCTGGTATTAAAACTGATGAATATAATTTGAATATTCCATCAAATGCAGTTCCTATCTATAAATTTAACACACAAGTACAAGGCGCAACCTTAGATTTCGAAGTTGTGAGCGGTACAACTGTGGATCAGGAATACATATATGAAGTTAGTCCTAATCTTGCAAAACCTTTAAATATACTTTATCAAAATGACAATTTAGGAAATGGCAGTAATGCAACTGGGTTTTTCTTTTATTTCAAACAAGGAACAATGTCCAGTTTTGATTTTAGCATTACAGAAAGTATTCCCAACAATGTAGTAAATGTTAATTATAACAATGTAAACAATACAGATGTTTGGTTATATCAATTAAGTAATCTTGGTCAACCTACTAGCGAATGGAGTAAAATCCCCAGTGTGGTAGGTAATAATATTATTTTTAATAATAATGCTGCAAAAAATAGTTTTCAAGTTTCAAGTAGAGCCAATGATCAAATTAGTTTAGTATTTGGTGATGGAACATTTGCTGCTATTCCTAAAGGTAACTTTAGAGTTTATTTTAGACAAAGTTCTGGATTAAGTTATACAATTACTCCAGACAATTTACAAAATATAAACATTACTGTGCCCTATCTCAGTAAAAATGGTCGTATTGAAACTATTACTTTTGTTTGTAGTTTAAAATACTCTGTTACCAATGCAAGAGCAAGAGAAAGTTTAACAGATATTAAACTAAAAGCACCACAACAGTATTATACTCAAAATAGGATGATTAGTGCAGAGGATTATAATATATTCCCCTACACTCAATTTAGCAGTATCAGTAAAGTAAAGGCAGTGAATAGATCCAGTAGTGGTATTAGTAGATATTTAGATGTTGCAGACAATTCAGGTAGATATAGTAGCACAAATATTTTTGCTGAAGACGGAGTATTATATAAACAATCTAATAACACTAGTTTTACTTTTAGCTGGAACACCAGCGCCGATATTAATAAAGTAATTAGAAATCAAATTCTTCCATTAATAAGAGGTCAAAAATTATTACATTTTTATTATGGTAGTAATGAAGATGCTGGTTATAATTTTACTAGATTTGGATTAACAGATTTATTTTGGAAAAAAGTAACTGTTGGATCAGGGTCTAGCACTGGTTACTTCGAAAATTCTAATTCATTCATACAACCAATCGGACAAGGATCATCTGGTAATAATTATTATATGAACCCAAGTTCAATTGTTGTTTTTAGTCCAGGTTCAGGAAAATATTTTAATGCAAAAAATGAAATAGTTGATTTGCCCACTAATCAAATTATACCTCCTAATGGTAAAGATAAATTGTATGTAGCTATTGTAACTTTAATAGGCAACGGGTCTGCAGGTGTATTAGATAATGGACAGGGCGCAGTTACTCTAAGTGAAAATATACCAACTGGTGCTCAAGCCACAGTGGTTATACCTGCATTTAGTAATACATTTACTAATTCTTTCATACAAACCTTAATAACACTTATTAGTACATATAATGAATTCGGTATAAGATATGATCAATATAATAGATCTTGGGCAGTTATTACAGAACAAAATCTAAATCCAGATGCTAATACATTTAGCTTAACTTATCAGGGATCTACTGCACAACAACAATTGGATAATAGTTGGTTAGTAAAATTAACTGCAAACGGTCCCATTTATACGGTGGTAGTAAGAGGGTTAGATTATATCTTCAATAGTGTAAGTCAAACAAGATTCTATTATGACAATAGAGTAAAAACTTATGACCCTGTAACAGGACTAACTGTAAATGACAGTATAAATGTTTTAAAAGTAAATGGAAATCCAGATACTGAATTGCCTTTGCAAGAAGATTATCTATGGTATGTGTATGATCAAATTAAAGAAACAGATGGATATGTAGATCCTACACGAGTATTAATCACTTATAGTGACCAAAATGACGATGGTGTGCCAGACAATCCAGACATATTTGATTACATTGTACAGCCCAATACAGAAGCAGACCCCTATAAACTTGTATTTTATCAAAAAACATATGGATATAATTCATTTATAACATATAGCCCATATGATAATGAATTAGTTAACATATCATATGCAACTAAAGTTGCAATTTTGCCATACTTAAATGATTATGTAGTAGGGCAAGTTTTTTACACAACAACAGAACAGAAATTTTATATTAATACTTTAGTAAACAGTGTTTTAACCTTAGTGGAATCAACTGATTTTATTGCAAGAACAGGTAGACAAAGTTTATATTTCCAATATAAACATAACAGTCCTGGCAATAGAAGAATAGACCCAAGTCCCAACAATATAATTGATCTTTATGTTTTAACTAAAAGTTACGATGAAACTTACAGGGCCTGGGCATTAGACAGTACAAATACTTTAACAGAACCCGATTTGCCAACTAGTCAGCAACTATCTAATGAATTAAACACATTAGAAGATTATAAAGCAGTAAGTGATTCGTTGATATACAGCCCAGCTAGATTTAAACTTTTATTTGGAAATAAAGCTAGTCCTGAACTAAGAGCAATTTTTAAAATAGTAAAAAATTCAAATATTACAATTAGTGACACTGAAATTAGAAGTCAAACAGTAGCATTAATTAATACATTTTTTAGTAGTGAAAATTGGGAGTTTGGAGAAACATTTTATTTCACTGAATTAGCCACTTATATTCAACAAGGATTAGCTCCTAATGTTAGTAGTATTATTATTGTACCATCAAGTGCTAATCAAGTTTATGGATCTTTACAACAAATTACTGCACAGCCAGATGAAATTTTACTAAGTTGTGCAACTGTTGAAAATGTAGAAGTAATTACCTCAATTACTGCGGCTCAGTTGAACTTACAAAATACGGCGGTAAATACAATAGTGATTTAAGAGATTATGCCTACTACTAAAACTAATAAACTTTTACCAGCAGTATTTCAAACTTCTACTAATAAGAAGTTTTTAAATGCAACACTAGATCAATTAACAACTAATGCTAACTTAAAAGTTGTTAATGGTTACATAGGTCGTAAATTTGCACCTGGATTTAACGGTGTTGATACTTATGTAAAAGAGCCAACTTTATCTAGAGCAGATTATCAACTTGAGCCTAGTGTAATTTATAGAAATCAAACTACTAACAATGTTGAGTTTGCCAGTACCTATCCTGAAACATTACAAAATTTGTCCTATCTTGGTGCTAATGTAGCTAATCAAAACAACTTATGGTCAAGTGAATACTATTCGTTCGACCCAAAAATTAATCTTGATGCATTTGTAAACTTTAGCCAATACTATTGGTTACAACAAGGTCCAGATGTTGTTAATGTCACTGCTGGCACTGCTGAGTTAGAAACCACATATACTGTAAATTATCAAACTTCAAACAATACCTATAATATTTTTGGATATGGTACTTTAAGTAATCCTGATTTGGTTTTGGCAAGAGGCGGTACTTATAGATTTAATGTCAATCAAACCGGACACGGATTTTATATACAAACAGATCCAGGACTTTCAGGCACGCAGGCTGATAATAATAATTTAAGCAGTAGACAAATTTTGGGTGTTACCAATAACGGTACAGATTCTGGAACAGTAGTTTTTAGTGTCCCTACTAAAACAGCACAAGATTCATTTATTTCCATGCCATCAGCAGGCATCGTAGATTTTGTTATTACTCAAACTTATGCTCAAATACAAAATCAATTACTATCAGATATTGTTACAAATTTTGGCGGTATAGATGGTCAATCTATTAATCTAGACTCTAAATATATTATTTTTGGCACTTACTCAGCTTCCGATAGTGATTGGACTGAAGGTGTTACTACAGTTCCATTAAATCAAAGATATGGTATTTGGCAAATTACTTTAACTCCAGTTGGCGATGACTATACTGTAACTTTGACTTACGACAGTGCTATAACTGTGAATAATAAAGTAACAATAAGATCAGGCACTGATTATAGTAACACAGAATGGTATAAGTCTATATTAGGATATCTAATTCCTGTTCCAGTAATAACAGCAAATAAAGAATTTTTATACTATCAGGACAGTAAGTACCCAACTGCCTATGGTAGAATTAGATTAATTGATGCAGATAGTCCAAATATTGATGTTAATAACGATATTCTAAATAAACAAAATTACATTAGCCCAAATGGCATTATATTTTCAAACGGACTGAAAATTCGATTTGATGACACAGTTATTCCCACTTCTTATCAATATAAAACTTATTATGTAGAAGGTGTAGGCACTGCTATAAAATTAATAGATGCTGATTTATTAGATTTAAGTACTTATGACAAAACAAGTTATAAGGTAGACGACAATTTTACAGCAGATGCTACTGCAACTATAAGTTCTGATAATACTAATTTTACAATTCAAACAACTAGTTTTCCCGATAATATAACTGTTTTAGCAGGTACTTTTCCCAATGGTCAAACAGATAATTATATTGTAAAACAAAATGCTACATTTAATTATCCATATAGAGGCGGTCTAAATGCTAGCGGTGAGCATGAGTCAGTAACTATTAGATCAGGAATTATAGGTGTAGCGATTCCTGGCATTTATCTTTATGCACCTTATGACAATTTATATGTGAACGGTGATAATGGAACTACTTGGCATTTAAATGGCCCTGAAGCAAAAATTAATGGACAAGACACCTATGGTGGAACTCCAACTTACAGATATAATAGTGAAACCATAGCCAACTTCGCTAATCCTGCAGAACAATATGCTTATTATTATCAAGACAGTAAGTTTATCACTGCTAATGCCTGGGGCAATGTAACAGGATTTACAGCAGGATCATATACACATAGCGACGGGCATAGTAAAATTATAGGATTTGCTGCAGACGGATATCCTATATATGGACCATATGGATATACTGATTCAACCAATGCCAATACGCCAGTTATAAGAATGGTAAGTTCTTATATTTTAAATGTAATTACAACAAATAGACCTGCAGCAGAAACAGTGACTATTGAAGAAGATGTTGTAGATTCTAATATTTTAAATGTGGGCCAATGGAATTTGCGAGCAGGTATGAGAATCACTGTAAATAGTGCAGGGTTAACTCCTAACTCAGTTTACATTATAAACACATATGCTGACAGTTTACAATTAAATCCAACTATTGGTATTAATAATTATTATAATATTAATTTCGTAACTTTAAGTGAATCTGTTACATTAACAGCAGGTGATACTTTAACTTTTGAATTTTTGCCTGGTGCATTTATTGAAGATTATATGTACCTTCCCAATTATGGAACTTTAGACCAATATAATGGTAGATATTGTGTAACTCCTGACTTTCCTAATGGCACATATGCTTATTTTGCTACTCAGGATACAAATGATAATCCTGTGTATCCTTATTTTATTGGAAGTGCATTTTACGGTAGTTTAACGCCTGACTCATTATTTAATACTGCTAACATTGATTATATTACTATTAACAGAGCAAGTCAAGATTTAAATGCATGGACAGTAAGAAATAAATGGTTTCACCAAGATGTTATAGAAAAATCTGCTGCATATAATAACAAAACTGCCGCCTTTATGGCAGATCAACGAGCTAAAAGACCAATTGTGGAATTTATTGCTGATTTACAGCTTTATGATTTCGGCAATCAAGGTTTAGAGCCTGTAGATTTTTACGACATTACTTCCAAATTGCCTTTACAAAATATTGAAGGTCAAATTGGGTATTATGCAGACGGTAAATTTTTGTTTGATGGAGCAAAAATAGTATTTCCCAATGCATTAGATAGCGATGTTAAAAATAAAATTTGGCTTGTAACTTACATAACACCGTCGGGTACACAGCCAGTAATACATTTAGAACCTTATGTTACTGCAGTAGAAAATGATACTATAAATGTAAAAAGTGGAATTAACTATGGTGGTAAAAGTTTTTATTTCAATGGTATAAACTGGCGTGCAGGACAACAAAAATTGTCTATAAATCAAAGTCCATATTTTGATGTTATGGATAGTGACGGAATAAGTTATGGATCTACAAGTCGTTATCCTATTGCATCAAGTGAAAATAAATTTATAGGCACAAAAATATTTAACTATAAACTTAATGATCTTAATGTTGATGATACGGTATTAGGATTACCAATAAGTTATAGAAGTATCACTAATATTGGCGATATTGAATTTACAAATTATTACGATAATGATTCGTTTCAATATGTTAATAACGGTGTACCAACAACTTTAAAAGTTAATACTGGATACATTTATCAAAACAATAGCGATGGCACAAAGACAAAATATAATGTATGGACAAAATGTGTAGAAAATAGTAAACAGTTTCAATTATTAAGTTATACATTTGATGGTATTAATAATTCGTTCACTGTAGATGTTATACCTGAACCTAGTGTAGATGTACCAAATATAAGAGTTTTTGTTAATTTTACACAATTGCCTGTACAAAAATTTAGAATTTATTCTATACCCAATAATAAAATTGTAATTAGAATAGAACCAGAATATATTTCAGAAAACGACAGGATAGATATACAGATTTACAGTGCATCTGTTAGTAATTTAGGTTTTTATCAAATACCTAATAATTTAAATAATAATAGTCAAAACGAAATTGTTAAAGATATCACATTAGGTAGTTTAAGAAATCATATTGGTGTATTAACACAAAACAGCACATTGTTTAATGGACCTTTTCCTGGCCAAAGTAATTTAAGAGATATAAACATTGTGGCACAAGGTGGTACTATATTACAACAAAGTGCACCTACGATTTATAGCACATTGTTTTTGAATAATCCAAAATATGATTTTGTAAAAAGTGTACAATATGCGCAGCAAGAATATACAAGATTTAAAAACAAATTTTTAAGTGCTGCAATCAGTTTAGGGAATATAAACTATCAACAAACAGTAAGTGCAGTAGACTCTATACTTAAAAAAATAAATGAAATTAAAAATAATACTTTTCCTTGGTATTATAGTGATTTAATTCCGTATGGCGATAATAAAAATACAATAACTTATACTGTTTTTGATGTTTTACAAAAAAATTATGAATTAACAAATGTTTTTACTTTGGAAAATCCCAGCAATAAAGCAGTGTTAATTTATTTAAATGGTGATCAATTACAGTATGGAATAGACTATACCTTTCAGTCCTTAATACCTGCCGTTACACTTTCAGATACACTTACAATTGAAGTGGATGATGTTCTTACAATAGTTGAGTATGCAAATACAGACGGATGTTATGTACCAGAAACACCAACTAAGTTGGGATTATATCCTAAATTTCAACCAGAAATCTTTACAGATTACACATATAATACTCCTGTTCAATTTATTAGAGGACATGATGGCAGTTTAACTCCTGCATTTGATGACTATAGAGATAATTTATTAATAGAACTTGAAAATAGAATCTTTAACAATATTAAAACCGAATATAATACAGATTTAATCAATATATATGAAACTATACCAGGCAAATTTAGAGATACTGGAATTACACTAAGCAATTATAATGCATTGTTAGGTAGAAACTATCTTCAATGGGCAGGCAATAATAATATTGATTATGTAAAAAACGACATTTATAATCAAACAGATAGTTTTACTTACAATTATGCTTTAAGTTCAGATATTTTTGCTTCTCAGAATTTACCTGGCTCATGGCGTGCATGTTATAATTATTTTTACGATACACAAAATCCTAACACTAGACCTTGGGAAATGCTAGGATTTAGTATAGAGCCTGATTGGTGGCAAGACACTTATGGCCCTGCTCCTTACACAAAAGGGAATAGTATATTGTGGGCAGATTTAGAAAATGGATATATTAGATTTGGCGAAAGACAGGGTACAGATTCTAATTTTGCAAGGCCTGGATTGTCAAGTTATTTGCCAGTTGATATGTATGGCAATTTAATATCACCACTGGGATTGTTAACACAAGACTTTGATAATTCTAATTTTGCTAATAGATGGAGTGTAGGGCAATTAGGGCCTGCAGAAAATGCATGGAAAAATAGTAGTGAATATGCATTTTCTTTACAAATTGTAATGGCCACTACTAAACCTGCCAAATATTTTAGTTTAGGTTTAATAAAAAACAAATACAAATACAATACAGAACTAGATCAATATCTAGTTACTTCAACAAATTATAGATTAACTCCTGCAGATATAGAAGTAAATGGATATAAAAATAGTGCAGGAAGTATATCTAGAGTGTCAGGATATTTAAATTGGATAACTGATTATCAAACTGCTAATGGTATTTTAGACAAAACTCCATTATATGATTATGTTAGGTATTTCAATGTAAATTTAGCATACAGAGCAGCAGGATTTACCAGTAAAGATAGATTGAAAGTATTAGCTGAACAGTTTAGTCCTAATAGTATAAATCAAAGTATTATTATACCTGATGCTGATTTTGATATTGTATTACATAAATCGACTCCTTTAACTAAAATAAGATACAGTGCGGTAATTATCGAAAAACAAACAAATGGATTCAAAATATCAGGTTATGATACAAATAATCCATACTTTACACTTTTTGCACCGAATGTAAATGGGTCTTTTGACAATTTAACAGTGCTGAATAGATCTGTTAAATTTTATAATACTGGCATTCCTAATCGAATTAATATAACCTACGGGATTGTTTTAGAAACTCTACAGCAAGTAGTTAGTTTCTTGTCGGGATATAGTGCATATTTACAGTCACAAGGATTTAGATTTGAATATTTTGATCCAAATTTAGTTAAGATAAGAGATTGGAAATTAAGTGCAGAAGAATTTTTATTTTGGACACAGCAAGGTTGGCAAACAGGCACTACAATAGTTTTAAGTCCTATTGCCAGTAATTTATCTTATTTCTATAATAATGCAATAGTTGATGAAGTAAAAGGTGCATATCAGGGCAGTAGGATATTAAATCAAAGTTTCTTAACTTTAAATACAGATGCATATACTGTTGAAAGAGACGGCAATGCTTTTAATTTAAGTTTAAATAATTCTAATAATAATTTAATTGGGCTAGCAGATCTTAATTTAGTTCAGTATGAACATATAGTTATATTCAAAAATAAAACACAATTTAATGATGTAATTTATGAACCAGAATCTGGTGCAAGACAATTTAGATTAAGACTGGTTGGCACAAAAACCGGCGATTGGCAAGGGTCTTTAAGTGCACCAGGATTTATGTATGCTACAAGTACTATAGATCAATGGCAACCTAATAAAGACTATTTAAAAAGCGATCTAGTTGAATATAAGAACTTCTACTATTCAGCAAAACAAAATATTGCTGGGGCTACAAAATTTAGTTTCAGTGATTGGTTGCCTGTAAATAGATCACAAATAAAAGAAGGATTAGTAAACAATTTTGCATATAATGCAAGTAACTTCGAAGACTTTTATAATATTAATAACATTAATCTTGAAAGTGATTTTGACTTATTCAGTTTGGGGCTTATTGGATACAAAAATAGATATTATTTGAATAATGTAGGTTTAAATGATGCTACACAAGTTAAATTATATCAAGGTTTTATAAAAACTAAAGGCACAAAGAACGCAGCAAATGCATTTCAAAATGTTGATATAGGAAATCAAAATAAAGAATTAGAATTAAGTGAAGATTGGGCATTTAGAGCAGGCACCTATGGAAGTACAGATACACATCAATATATTGAATTAAATTTAAATGAAGATTTTGTTTTAAATAACCCAACCAGTATAGAAGTATATGCTAATTTAGATGTTAATTTTAATAATATTAATACAGTTCCAGATAATGTCTATAAAACTGCATCTACCCCTTGGTCGCCTCCCATCTTTTTAACAAGAACTAATAATAGTGTATATACAGATGATATTCAAACAGCAGGTTATGTAAACTTAGAAGATATAGATTTAACTATATTTGATCTTAACAACCCAACCGAATTAATTAATAACATTAACCAAGTAGGGTTAGGACAAAAAATTTGGACTGCAAAAGATTTTAATCAAGATTGGAATGTATTTACAGTTTCGCGAACACCATCTGGTGCAGCAGTTATCTCTATTACAAGAGAGTTGACAAATACTGATAATACAAGTCAATTTTTAGTAGTTACCGATAGGCCACATTTTCTAAATGTAGACGATTTAGCCATCATTATTCCTACTACAAATGAAAGTCAGTCCTTAGCTAGCGTATATAAAATTATATCTACTCCAGATTTAACATCATTTATTGCTACTGCACCCATAAATGCATTTAGTTTAACTGCATTTTCCAGCACTTTAATTAACGCTAGCCTATATAGCTTGGTGAGTATTAAATTACAATATGCCACAGATTTAGTTGAATTTGTACCTACTTGGACACCTAATTCTAAGGTTTGGATTAATAATTATGATAACAATGGATGGGCTGTATATAATAAATCAGAACCATGGTCCAGCAATTTACGATTAACTATTACTACCCCATCAGCTCAAAGTAAATTAGGTTCATCTATCACAGTTACAAAAGATGAAACATTTATTGTTGTAGGTGAACCTGGTTTTAATAATAATGAAGGTGCTGTGTTAACATTAAGTGCAGATGAAGCTGGGATAATTTCAGAAAATAATTTAATTAAAAGTGCAGTAAGTGAAGTTGAGGAGTTTGGCATTTCAGTAAGTGCAGGTACTGAATATTTTTCAGTAGGAGCACCAGGAACTACCTCTAATATTGGTCATGTAGAAATTTACACTAAAAACTTTTTAGGAGTTAGTTCGTTAAAAAGTATTTTAACACCAAATACCAATGATCCTATTAGATTCGGGCACAGTATTACAATGAGTCAGGATGATCAATGGTTATATGTTGGTGCACCAGACGATGATAAAGTTTTTGTTTATCAGTTTATAGCCAATATTGTTGAACAAACTTCTACCTTAATCGCAGATGGTGTAACTACTACATACTCACTTCCGTTTCTTCCTTATAGCCCTGATAGTGTGTTATTATCTAATATATCTTCGGGATTATTAAGATATTTAAAACCATATCAAGACTATATTGTAACCAATAATATTATTAATTTTACAGTGCCGCCAGAAGCAGGTGGAATTACGGTTTCACAATATCCTTGCTTTATTCTAGCCAATACTATTCAAGGGGAAGCAAGTTCTAAATTTGGATTTAGTGTAAGTAGCACAATAGATGGTAGACAAGTAGCAATTGGTGCACCAAACGAAACTGTGACCGCATCACCTAATACTTATACTTTAGCTGGCACTTTATCAATATATGACAGATCTGTGGAAAGATTCATAGCTAATGGTACTCAAACTACATTTACAAGCATATATTCCATTACGGCAAATAATACTGTCTATCTAAATAACGAACTAGCCACTGATTATAATATTGTAGGTAATGATGTTATTTTTGTTGATCCACCTGAAAATCAAAGTATAGTGGAAATAGAATCCAATCACTTTAATTTAATACAGAAATTAAATGCAAACTTACTAGAAACTGGACAAAAATACGGCTATAGTTCAGATATTTGCGTTTCTAGTTGCAGCTTGTATGTTGGTGCACCATATCAATCTAATCCTATAATTAGTAATTATGAGAGCGGAGTTGTTTATGCCTATATTAATCAAAGCAGAGCTTATGGCACCATAGAATCAACAATTGCAAATGCTACAGTTACCATAGGCGATAGTATTAGGATTAATGATTTTGTAGTGACTTTTACAGGCAGCACATATGCTTCTGTTATAAATGATATTAACAATGCTGATATACCAGGAGTTACTGCATCTAATGTAAATTATAAATTAAATATAACTTCAAACAGTAAATTATCAACTAATTTACTAAGAGTTTTGCCAGCAGAAGGCACAGGTTTAGAAGATTTAGGTTTAGATGTATTTGTTTTAACTCAGGAAATTTTACATCCAAAAAATAAAGCTTATGAATATTTTGGGCAAAAAATTAAAAGAACTTATAGCTCAGACATATTAGCTATTTCCAGTAAAGATGCAACTTCCGATTTAAGATTAACTTTTGATGTAGCAGCTACACAAAATGTTCCTGTAAGTACAAATACTCAGACCAACACGGAATATTTAGAAAACTCAACCACATATGATGCTGATTCTACTAGATTTGTAGATCCAGGCAATGGTGCTGCATGGGTTTATAACTATTTGCCAGATAGTAGAAATACTTTAGATAATCCAGGCTTATTTTATTTTGTACAAAATTTATTACCAGTTAATGCTGATGGGAACAGTCAATTAAATAATACATTTAATCAGTTCGGAGCTGATATTGCAGTGGTAAGTAAATTTGCTCTAGTTGGTGCACCAGGCTATGACCCTACAGGCGCATTGCAAAAAGGTAAAATAGACAAATTCATTAATGCAACTGGGTTACAGGGCTGGGATGTTTATAGATCTGCCAACGAAAAAGTAGACATTGACAGTATTTTAAAAGCATACATTTATAGTATTAAAGGTTCCAATATAATTTACACTTTAGATTATATTGATCCTGCAAAGGGTAAAATTTTAGGACCAGCAGAACAAGATATATCATATAAAACAGATTATGATCCTGCCATTTATAATAATGGTAATAATAATTCTAATTTGTCCTACGATAATTTGTTCCACTGGAACGAGCGACAAGTTGGTCAGGTATGGTGGGACTTATCTACATTAAGATATATTGATTATGAGCAAGGGTCTATAAAATACAGAACTACTAATTGGGGAGTAACATTCCCTGGTAGTAGTGTAGATGTATATGAGTGGGTGGAAAGCATTTATCCCCCTAGCCAATATAAAATAAATGGCGGTATAGGTGATCCTAAAAATCCAGATAATTCTGCATTTGTGACTATTAGTTATGTTGATAGTGGAACAAATACTGCGATAGTAAAATATTACTATTGGGTTAAAAACATTACAAGTCTAAATTCAAATTATAAAGGTCGTTCTTTACCAATAGCTACTATTGCGAATTATATTAGAGATCCTAAAAATAGTGGCATTAAATATTTTGCTGCAATATCTACAGATGCAGTTGCTATTTATAATGTTAACAAAACTTTATCTGGCAAAGATAGAGTTATGCATATAGATTATATCACAGAACCTACTGAAAATATTATTCATAATGAATATCAGTTAGTAAGTGAAGCTGAAAAAACAGTTGATGGTTTGCCTGATAATATTATTAATAAATTAAGAGATAGTCTAAGTAGAATAGATACACAGGAAAATCCTGTTCCAGATATTGCTTTAGCTCCACAGAACAAATATGGTATATCTATTAGACCAAGACAAAATATTTTTATTAATCAGACTGAAGCTATTAGAGAATTAGTGTTATTTGCTAATACTGTATTTTCTAAAAATGTAATGAGTCAAGGTTTTGACCTAACTGGATTAACAGATCAAGAAGAACCACCAGTTGAAGGCGAAAAAGATCAAAACGGTAATTTAAAATACAATATTGCAGTTGATACTTATGATGAGCTTACATATTTAAATATCAAATTATATGATACAGGTTATAAAGTATTGGTTAATAGCGATAGTACTGCTAATGGACTATGGACAATATATACAAAACAAAGTAATGAAACCTGGAAACTAACAAAAGTTCAAAGTTATGACACAAGTGAATATTGGACATATTCAGACTGGTATGCTGAAGGTTATAATAGTTCAATTGAGCCTACCTATACAGTGGATACAATTGTTGACATATCTAACTTGACTTTACAAAGTGAAGATATTGTAAAAGTTAAAAATACCGGACAAGGCAAGTGGGCAATTATACAAGTTTGGCCTACCTTTATCAGTACTATTGCTATAGAAGCAGGTACAATTGAGTTTAAAGAATCTTTATATAATTTGCCAGATTATTTTATGGGATTCAGCAATGAGCGTTTCAGTGTGGATAGATTCGACCATAATCCAAATATTGAAATCAGGAAAATTTTTGACGCATTAAAGAATAATTTATTCATAAATCAATTAAGCCAAGAGTTTGTTAATCTATTCTTTGTGCTAGTAAAATATGCGATTGCTGAACAGAAATCTTTAGATTGGGTATTTAAAACAAGTTTAATTAAATTAAATCAAATTACTAAGAATTTAGGCCAGCCAAAGATCTATAGTAAGAATAATCAAGAGTTGTTTGAGGAATATATAAAAGAAGTAAAACCATTTAGAACAACCATAAGAGAATTTGTTGATCAGTATCAAATTACGGACAATTTAAATGGATATGTAGCAGACTTTGATGTACCTGCAGTTTTTGATCCTGTTTTGGGAATCTATAGAAGTCCAAGTGGGGAATATGGACAGGATACTTCTTTATTATCACAACCTCAATATTTTGATTGGGTAAACGGCTACAAATATTATGTTAGTGGATTCATTATTGAAAATGGTGGTACAGGGTATACAGAGCCACCAGTTATTATAATTACTGGTAGCACTATTAATGATGACGCAAGGGCAGAAGCAGTTTTAACTAATGGTGTAATTACTAGAATAAATGTAATTTACCCAGGCAGTAATTATATTACTCAGCCTGTCATAACTATTACAGGTGGCAATGGATCAGGTGCATTGTTATATGCACTTATGACAAATGATGTAGTTAGAAAAATAAAAACTACATTAGTTTATGATAGATTAACTTATGGGACTGATTTATTAGAATGGAGTGCTAACACTGCTTATACAATAGATGACAAATTGGTGTATAATAATACTGCATATAGAGTTAATTTTAACTTTGTATCAGGGCCAACATTTAGTGCTGAAATTGCACCAGATGGTAGGTTAACACCATTACAGCAAATAAATCAGAATTCTTTAGAAACTGCCAATAACAGGATCACTGCATATTATACCCCAACTCCAGCAATGACTGGCAAAATTTTAAGTTCACTTCAAACTGGAATTAATTATCCTGGGGTTACAGTAGTTGGTCAAACATTTAAGGAATCTGGCGGATTCGATGTAATGAATTTCGATGAAACTACATTTGATAGTGTAGATTTTGATATGTACGGTACACCAATAGTGCCAGAATCTACATTAGATACTATTATTGAAAGTGAATATACTGATCCTTATTTAAGTGCAAATGCTGATTC